CTGCGCCCGTTCGTTTTTATCCGCCTGGTCGCGGGCAACAATGAGCTGGTTTTTCAGCATGCCGATCGTCAGCTTTTGCTCGCCTGCGACGCGGTTCGCTTTATCAAAAGATTCGCGCAGGGCGCCATTTTCATGGCGCAACCAAAGGAGGCCGAGCACGGCGAGGAGCAGTACCACCATTAACGTTTTCATTGTGTTACCCCTTTCATGCAATATGCCTGCTCCCGCGCGCGACGGTTCTCCAGCCCTTTATTTTTGGTTCCGTTGATGTAGACCCAGCGAGGCAGTTGATCACAGGCCTGTTGCCACTTTTTCTGGTTCAGGAAATAAACCAGTGTCGATTGACAGGCCGCGCCGGTGCCGACGTTAAAGGCGAAACTGACCACTGCATCGTAAACGGCGGGCGGCATCGCAACCGGCGCGCAGGCTTCAAGACGGCGCTCCGTGTTCAGCACATCAGCGACGAGATTGCCCGCGGCTTCCTGCTCAGTGATGTTGCGCCCTGGCACCACCCCGGCAGTGTGGCCGATACCTGATGTCCATACGCCCGCGCTGCACTGGTAGGGGCGCAGGCGGCACCCTTCGAGGTCGGCAATCAGCGCGAGCCCCTGTTGTGAGATATGGAGTAAACGAAAATCAGGCACCAGTGCCGCCAGCGCCAGCACGGCGGCCACACTGCAACGTTTAACGATTGATGACATTGCTCATTGCCTCCCCGGAAAGACGGCTCTGCTCAAGCTGGAGCGCCAGCAGGGCGTAACTTTTGCGCCGGTAATACCAGTTAACGCCGACCGTCAGCACCACGCCCAGCGCACCAAAGTACGCGGCGAAATCCTGCGGTGTCATCGCCCCAAAAAAGGTCAGCGCGACGCTTATCCAGTAGGCCAGCGACGAGGTGATTTTCTCCATGCTCAGTCCCATAAATTCACCGTTTCGGCAGTGGGTGCGGTGTCAGTGTCCGGCAGCTCAATCGCCGTGCCATAGGGCAGCACCGCGCCGAATTCGGCCAGCCCCGGACTGGCGGCGAGCACCGCCTCAAATACCTCCTCAGTACGCCCGTAATAGCGGTGGCAAATCACATCCAGCGTGTCGCCCTGATGCGCATAAACCTTCATCAGATTTGCCCCACAATACAGCGCGGTTTGTCCTGAATACGGGCGACCGACCAGCGCATGTCCCGCCACAGGTCATCGACCGTGGTGTCGATGCTGTCCGCTTTTTTGTCGCCCTTGGCGCTGGCATCCACACCGCGATAGCGCTCATACAGCGTGGCGGCCGTCATCGCACACACCGCACTCAGATAGTGAAAAATACGCATGCTCTCGCCGTCGATGTCATCCGCCGGCACATCAGCGAGGCGCGCAAAACCGGCTTTCATCTGGCTTGCCCGCCAGTCAAAAAGCTCCGCGTTGGTTTCGGCTATCCCGGTCTTAATGGCATGGCGCAGCCGCGCCGGGGCGATGGTCTGCTCAAGGCGCATCAGCTCGCGCACGCGCTTCGGCTCGATATCGGGAAAGAAAAAGGTGTTTTTAATCACCGGCTCATCACTGACAGGCGGCGGGATAACCACCGTGCCGCGCTCCGGCTGCTCGTTATTTTTTTCAATAATCAGTGTCGTCATGACTGCCTCTGAAAAGGTGGGCGGTGGACGCCGGTCGCAGATAAGGTGAACCACCCTCATTGACCGGCGTGCCGCCCTGGCGCGGGGCGCATTCGGTTAACCGGCGGCTTTGCGGGGGCGACCCCGCCCGCGTTTCGCCGGTGTGGCTGTTTTTTTCTGTTGTGCGGTTTTGGCGGATATCTCTGGCGCAGGCTTCGCGACAACAGGCTTCGGGTTCAGCTCGCGGGTAAGGCGCTCAATGTCCTTGCGTACCCCCGCGTTACGGTCGAGCTGGTTCGCACGTTGCAGATGCGTCATGGCGTCATTGAGCTGACCGGCATCGCGCAGCGTCAGACCGGCGACCTTATGCAGCCGCGCGCGTACCTCGTCGGGCATGTCGGCGGTGCGGGTCAGGGCGAGAGTCTCCAGAATGCCCGCCATATCAACCGGTTCACCGGCATCACGGGCGCGCAGTACCGCAAGGGCAACCTCTTCGGCCAGCATGTAAGGCGCGGTGCGGGTATGGGGCTCCGGCATCGACAGGTTGTGGCGCAGCGCATAGCGGGCAATCTCCAGCGCGCCGGGAATATCGCCGGCATCGAGACGCCACAGCATGACCGTCATCAGAATGGCGTCCTGCGTGCCGGTGCCGTTCTCCAGCACGCCGGTTACCCAGGGCAGATAAAACGGCAACAGTTCGCGCTTTTTCTCTGCCTTGCGCTCTTTCGAATGGATCTCTTTTAACGTCCTGCGGTCTGCGGCCAGCTTTACAAGCATCTGCTCATAAGGGGTGGCATGGCGCAGCGGGTTATCTTCCCGCTGCGCTGCCTTCATGGCCGAGACCCGCATCGCGTGACGCTGTGCGGGGCTCGCCATCGGTTACGCTCCCTCGCCGGTGCTGACCGGGGCGGTGGTGGAACCCGCCAGCATTTCTTTCATGGCTCCGGTCAGTTCAGTCGCGAACACTTTCGCGATAGCCAGTTCCGGTGTGTCGCTCTCGTCCTGCTCAAGGATCTCGATGTTTTCAATCAGGCATCCGGCTTCGTAGTCTTCAATCACGAAATCGACTTTCACCTGCTCGTAGTTTTCCACCTGGTCGAGCTTCGGATTTTCGATGATGTGACGGCGGTGCCCGTCTTCGTAGAGGTAAATCGAAATGTTATCCAGTGTGGTGATAAAAATACTGTTCGCCGGGAAGAACGGCGCGCGCACGGCCTGTAACTGGCCGATGGTTTTCTGGCTGATAATCAGCTCACCGGCCAGTTGTTCGCTGTTGGGCTGGAATTTGTTGATCATCGGGAAATATTTGTCGGTCAGAATACGGCGACCGCAAATCACCACCATTTCCGGGTTTTCACGGTGGATCTCTTCAATCAGCGATTCATGCGCATCCATGACCAGCGCATCGAGGTTTTTGTAAGCGCCTTCTTTACCAACAGTGACTTTCTCCGAAATCACTTTGCCGTCTTCGTCGGTAACCTTGTTCATGACGCGCTCGGGTGCGTCATTGCGGTATTTCTGCAACCAGCCGACAGCGACATCCTGCAACAGCGGATTTGCCTTGCGGTCAGAGGTGGCCGCGCGGCTCACACCGTTAAAGCCGATGGTGATGTAGTCCAGCGCCTGACGCTTGATGATCGCGTTACGGATACGGATCTGAAAATCCTGAAAACGCGCCCACAAATCAAGCTTGTTATAGCTCAGGTGGTAATCGAAGTTCACCGGGTGGCAGAAATAGCGGTAAGCGTCCAGCTTCGAAAAATCGGCGGTCTTACGCTCGTCACCGTTTGCCGTGTCGGCGGTGCTGGCAATCGTGCCGTTGACGTCGATACCGACTTTTTCCTCGGTCAGCTCGCGCACCACGACCATATTAATTTGCTGCAGGAAGGAGGAAGACTGCTGGATTTTGTCAAACAGCGTCTGTGTTACCGACGGCTCAACGCTGAATTTTTTACTGAGGTCTTCCACGCCGACGCCGTTCAGTTCCGCAAGGCGGCTCATATACGCATTAAATTTAAAACGGGTTTCTTTACGCATTGTCTCTGTATTCCTGTTCTGAAAAAGGGAGGCCGGTTAGCAGTCGGTCAGGGTGGCACCCGCGCCATCGCCGCCGGTGCTCAGTTTCCGGCGCGGCTGTGTCTGGCTGGGGGTTTTGTCCAGGGTGGCGGTGATCGTGCTGAGCTGCTCGCTGTTTTTGGCGGCCTCGTCGGTCACGCTTTGTTTAAGCGCGGCGAGCTGCGTTTCCAGTGAAGAGAAACGTGCACCGGCGCTGTCTTCGCTGGTCTGCACGCGCTCGGCGATAGTGGTCACCGCTTCGTGCACGTCGTTAAAACGGGCGTCATCACTGGTCTGTTTGCGGCTGAAAATGGCTTTAACCGAATCAGTCAGTTTGTTCAGCAGGGTTTCGGGCTGGTCTTCAAATTCCAGCTCGGCGAGTGTGGCAACAGAGAAAAAATTCTCCGGGCTGGCTTTGAAGCGCTGGAGCGGGTTGTGTTTCGCAGTGCGGCAGAATTCCAGATATTCAGTGCCGAGGCTTGCCGGGTCATCAGTAACCGCCAGGCCAACCAGATAACACTTGCCGCTGTTGGCGAAATTCGGCTGAATTTCCATTGAGGTATAAACTTTCTGGCCTTTCGCCACCATATCGACCAGCGTGTCGAGCGGGGCAATTTTGCCGTACAGCGCCAGCTTGCCATTCAGCGCGGAATCGTCTTCGATTTTCTCCGCTTTCAGTTCGACCACATCGCCAAAACGGGCGAAAGCGCCATCGGGCAGCAGGCCGCGCAGGTGTTCGAGGTTAATGCGGCAGCCGTAGACACGCGGGTCGAATGAATCGGCCATTTCCTGAATATCGGTCGCACTGATAACGCGCCCGTCGCAGGTGTCGCCCTCAACGCCGATACGAAAGAATTTTGAGACTTTTTTTGCCATCGTCAGCAGTCCTGATTATGTGTGAAGGATTCACGGTTTTGTCAGGGGGTAGTTTCCCGGCTCGTCCGTTGCTTCGCCATCCGTCACGGATGGCTTGCCCCCGACACATCAGTACTTTAGCGAATCGCTGACCGCGCTTAAGTAGCCTTGCCCTGTATCCATCACGGCGAGGCAGGCATGACCATCACCACCGACACCACACTTTTAAACGACCCGCGACGACAGGCGGCGCTGTTGTACTGGCAGGGTTTTTCCGTGCCGCAAATCGCGGAAATGTTGCAGACCAGACGCCCGACGGTGCAGAGCTGGAAACAGCGCGACGGATGGGACGAAACCGCCCCGTTAGACCGGGTGGGAAACACCTTAGAGGCACGGTTAATCCAGCTTTACGCCAAACCGGAGCTGACCGCACACGACTTCAAGGTCGCTGACTTTCTGGCGCGCCAGATGGAGCGCTTCGCGCGTATTAACCGCTACGGCCAGACCGGCAACGAGGCCGACCTCAATCCGAACGTGGCAAACCGCAATAAAGGGGAGCGCAGGAAACCGAAAAAGAATTTTTTCAGCGAGGAGGCGGTCGAAAAACTGGAGGCGGTTTTCTTTGACCAGTCTTTCGCCTATCAGCTCGGCTGGCACAAGGCCGGGCTTGAGCACCGCATCCGGCACATCCTTAAATCCCGCCAGATTGGCGCGACGTTTTATTTCGCCCGCGAGGCGCTGTTACGCGCCCTGCAAACCGGCCATAACCAGATATTTTTATCCGCCTCAAAAACGCAGGCGTATGTGTTCCGAAAATACATCATTGCGTTTGCCCGGCTGGTAGATGTTGACCTTACCGGCGACCCGATTGTCATCGGCAACAACGGCGCTGAATTGCTGTTTCTCGGCACCAACTCCAACACCGCGCAGAGCCACAACGGCGACCTGTATGTCGATGAGATTTTCTGGATACCCAACTTCCAGCGGCTGCGCAAAGTGGCGTCGGGCATGGCTTCACAAAAGCACCTGCGCACGACCTATTTTTCGACGCCCTCCTCGCTCGGGCATGGCGCGTATCCGTTCTGGTCAGGCGAACTGTTTAACCGGGGGCGCGCCAGCGCCAGCGAGCGGGTTGATATTGATATCAGCCATGCGGCACTGGCGCGCGGTGTGGCCTGCGCAGACGGGCAGTGGCGGCAGATTGTCACCATTGAGGACGCGCTCGCCGGGGGCTGCACCCTGTTTGACCTCGACGCACTGCGCCAGGAGAACAGCGCAGACGACTTCCGCAACCTGTTTATGTGCGAGTTCGTCGATGACAAGGCGTCGGTGTTCCCGTTCGGGGAGCTGCAACGCTGCATGGTTGACAGCATGGAGGAGTGGGAGGATTACGCGCCTTTTGCCGACCGCCCATTCGGTCAGCGCGTGGTGTGGATTGGTTACGACCCGTCGCACCGTGGCGACAGCGCCGGTTGCGTGGTTATCGCGCCGCCGCTGGTTGCCGGGGGTAAATTCCGCATTCTGGAGCGCCATCAGTGGAAGGGGATGGATTTTGCCACTCAGGCCGAATCCATTCGCGCGCTCACGCAAAAATATAACGTCGAATACATCGGGATTGATGCGACCGGGCTCGGTCAGGGCGTTTTCCAGTTGGTGCGCTCGTTTTACCCGGCAGCGCGCGACATTCGCTATACCCCGGAAATGAAAACCGCGATGGTGCTGAAAGCCAAAGACACCATCACGCGCGGTTGCCTCGAATATGACGTGAGTGCAACCGACATCACGCAGTCGTTTATGTCCATCCGCAAAACCATGACCAGCAGCGGGCGCAGCGCCACCTATGAGGCCAGCCGCACCGAAGAGGCCAGCCACGCCGATCTCGCATGGGCAACCATGCACGTACTGATTAACGAACCGCTGACCGCCGCAAGCGGCCAGTCGTCATCCTCAATTCTGGAGTTTTATTAATGGCTAAACGCAACAAACGCCAGCGCACCCCGACACCGCGCCAGCATACCGCCGCGCCCGCGCAGAGTATGGAGGCGTTTACCTTCGGCGAACCGGTGCCGGTGCTCGATAAACGCGACATTCTGGATTACGTGGAGTGCATCGATAACGGCCAGTGGTACGAGCCGCCGGTCAGCTTTTCCGGGCTGGCGAAAAGCATGCGCGCCGCCGTTCACCACAGCTCGCCGATCTACGTCAAACGCAACATTCTGGTATCGACCTACATTCCGCACCCGCTGTTATCGCGGCAGGATTTTACCCGCTTCGCGCTCGATTACATGGTGTTTGGCAATGCGTTTATTGAGCAGCGCCGGAGTGTGACAGGCAGGCCGCTCAGATATGAAACCTCACCGGCCAAATACACCCGTCGCGGGGTGGAGCAGGATACCTACTGGTATATTCAGAATTACACGAAGCCGCACCCGTTTGCGCCCGGCTCGGTGTTCCACCTGCTGGAGCCTGATATTAACCAGGAGCTTTACGGGATGCCGGAATACCTGAGCGCACTTAACTCAGCCTGGCTGAATGAGTCGGCGACACTGTTTCGCCGCAAGTATTATCAGAACGGCGCGCACGCGGGTTACATCATGTACGTGACGGACGCGGCGCAGAGCAGCACCGATGTTGAGGCACTGCGAAAGGCGATGCGCGATTCGAAAGGGCTCGGCAATTTCAAAAACCTGTTTTTCTACGCGCCGAACGGAAAAGCCGACGGCATTAAAATTGTGCCGCTGAGCGAGGTCGCCACCAAAGATGATTTTTTCAATATCAAAAAAGTCAGTGCCAACGACCTGCTGGACGCGCACCGCATTCCGTTCCAGCTGATGGGCGGCAAACCGGAGAATGCGGGCTCGATCGGCGACGTTGAGAAGGTGGCAAAAGTGTTTGTGCGTAACGAGCTGATGCCGCTACAGGCTCGTTTCCTTGAGCTCAATGAATGGGCGGGAGAGGAGATCATCCGGTTCCAGAAATACAGCCTCGACACCGACGACGCGTAACCCATCACAGCCGCCGCAGGGCGGCTTTTTCATGCCCCTCGCCAGAGCCCGCCAGAGCTCCCACACGACGCGCTGCCGTCTCGCTTTCCCGTCACTCGCCCTCGCGCCCTGCATGCAGCAGGGGCGCGCTCAGGCGCGGGAAAATAAATAAATTACAGGCCTCAGCGCGCAGTGCTTTCCCCGCCTCGCCTGCCCGCTTTATGGGTCGGTTTTAATGCAGTTGCATGAGGCCATCGGATCCTTGCCAGCTCTGGTCTTGATCCTCAATCAACAAAAGATAAAACAAATGCAAAGAAATGCGCTTAATGCATGCGCAGGTAAAAATACGTTTTAGCAAATCTTATCTGCTTTTAAGCCGCGATAAGGAACGGTAAATTTTTCCTGTTACTGATATGGTGAGAATTGCCAGAATAATAGAGGCCAGGCAGAGGAAAATCAGCAATGAAAGGAGATGATTAAACAGCCCGCCAAGGCTTGTAAAATCACTGAGTCTGGCGAGCTGTTCCGGTGTAAGCGTGCGAACCACAATTTCAGGAATAGTTAGAAAGAAAACAATCACCACCAAAACATAAACCAGTATTTTTCTGCTTTTTTTCATTTTCTTCCTTGCCCCTGACCTGCTCCCCATAGACTAACACGGGCTGAGTTCAGGACTTCCCCTTATGGCACGGAGCAGACGTTGACTTAGCCGAATTGTAGTGTACTTCTAAAGTTACTGGCGTGGATTTCTGGGATACTTACACCATCACTTGGACGCTTGTGCTCTTCAAAATAGATAGTTAATGATAAATAAATTATTGATTTTTATGATAATCACATAGGGGGCCACCTTGAAAGATAAACCTTCAGATTTAGAGAGACTTATTCATGAATCTCTGGAGCAGCTAGGTTGGGCGGCTGACGCTACAGCTATCGCTGAACGAGTAAATAGACTTAATATAGGCCTTCCGTTAGAAGACGAGTTTTCTATTATCTGTGGCTGGCTCGGTCAATGTAACTTAGTTCATAAATTAGATCAGCAGCAGTATCCGACCAGTTCTAACGAGACTTTTCAGGTTCCTGATTTACTAGCAAACTTTAACGTGCGTGGTGCAAGTAATACTACTGTTTTAATTGAAGTTAAGTCTTGCAAGGGAAATGTTTTGTCTTTTCGGCCTGATTACGTATCTAGATTAAGGGCTTATGGGCAAATGTTAGGACTGCCCGTTTTAATTGCTTGGAGAAGATATGGAATTTGGAGTTTGGTAGATTTAGACGTATTTACGAAGACCAAGAAGAATTTCAATCTTAATTTCAATGATGCAATGCGAAATAGCTTGATGAGTAAAGTTCTCGGCGACTTCTCTTACACTCCACAAGTTAATTCGGGTGTCCATATTAGCTTTAAGAAAGAAAAGCTTATTGAAGTCTTAAAAACAGATGAAGGGATACAAGAAAACTGGCATATGGTCATAGATGACGTGTATTTCACTAACGGGGACAATGAGCAGTTAAGGTATCTGTCGCCAATTGCTCAGCAACTATTCCATTCTTGGGACCTTACTACAACAGAATCACACTCTGATTCTCACGTGATTATGCATAATATAATTGATGAAGAATCGGGAATGTTTGCGCATATGGCTTTAACTAGATTGCTTTCTTTTCACGGTCGAGAAGATGAGGTTCATTGGAGACATCATTTGCAACATGATGCAACAATCTCAAGTATCTCAGATTTCAGAAGTGGGATTGAAGAGAACCTGAAAGCAGGTATTATTAAATACATTTTTGACATTGAACCAGTAAATATACCGGCTTTTATCAATGAAATATAATAAGTATATGTTGTCGATTGGCTTTCCACTTTTGGCACACAGAAGACATCCAGGCCTCTCCGGTTACGGCATGAAGGGCCGCCAATTCAGGCCGATGCGGGCATGTCCGCAGCCGCAGTGGCGCGGCGCTGTCACTGATGCCGGCAAACAGTTATGGTACAGGCTGACGCTGGCCGAGGAACGGCCGGTAAACCCGCCCGGTTTCGTCATTCCTGTACCGGTCTGGACGTCCAGGTAATTCCATCCAGCTCATGGCAGTTCCCTCAAAGGAGCCAGTTTCTGCGCCTTTTAGCTCTTGCTTTATCCAAAAGAAAGTACGGGAATATTTCATGAAAATAAGGCACCAGAGGGTCTTTGATCCCTTTTTCCTCTTCCTTTAACTGAACCGCATCTCTCAATGAAATGAGTAAACCGTAATACGGTTGGAGCATACTTATTATTTCCCATGAAATAAATGGTGAGATTTTTATTACTTTCCAGTTTAAGAGATACTGGTCTACATGTGTCATTATTTGCCCATCAAGACCAAACGAAGATGTAAATCCATAAAGTCTGTTCCTTTCTGCCCACGCGAGCGTGTTCCTTTGTAGTTCTTCTCGCTTTGCCGGAGAAATATGTTTCCAGTAACAGTTTTCCAGAATCTCTCCCCATTGCTCTAATGGATCGTTTGTGACTTTCTTATCCTCTACAATAGTATTTAAGTTATAGTATCGTGTTTCCCTTCCGAATTCTGACAGCATCGTTAATATTTCAGACTGTTCCTCATTCAGCATCCATTTATCTTCATCTTTTATTTTATATTTTACAGCGACTGATGCCGCATTCTGATGCAGTGAGTTAATATCATGACCAATCAGTCGCAGTTGCTTTGATGACGGCTTTTTTAAGTCATTCTCAATCATATATTGAACCACATATATAATTTTAAAAAATCTTTCCAACCCTATCGATAACTGAAAAAATGCACTGTAAAAGCTTCCTTTATCATGATATTTGCACTTATGCAATGCAGTTAGTCCCCCGCGCAGTGCAGAGCTTGCCATTAAGGATTCAATTGTAAATTGCTGGAACGACGCACCGAGCATACTAGCTCCTCAGAAATATATTTAGTTCAAGCAGTGCTTACGTGACCTGCTCCCCATAAATTAACATATCTCAATGCTATCAATGTCTGCGTTTGGCACACAGCAGACAAACTTGTGACACTGAGAGCAAAAACCGGACATATTTTTATATTCTCAAGAAAATTTCTAGCGGCTCTCATTCTTACCACAATAAAGGGGACTTGCATTATTGTTTTTTTCAAGCCAGTTAACATACCCTTCAATATCTGGACCACCAATATTAATTGTCATTTCAACACCATATAGAGCCATTACAAAATAAATCTCTCCTTCTTCGGTACAAAGAAAATCGTACTCATGCATCAACTGTCCTCTGCTGCCGTGAACACTATCCTTATTATTTACATCATATATTCGCCTTGAGAAATAAGGCCATTCCTTCGGTTGGCCATACCGTGCATGATTTCGGATAGGATCAAATTGCGTCTCTGAAATTATGTAATCAATTCCGCCTTCTTTCTTTATTAGCCTCTGGGCAATCGCCTCCAATGCTACTTTTGCGATAAACCTTGAAGTTTCTTTTACATCTGGTTCATCAAATTCGATTGGAATAAATAATTCTGATGCACCACCTTTTTCTAAAAACTTCAATTGCTCATCATTTAGCTCCACAGAAATAAAAACACTATTTTCATCAAAAAACTTATAAATTTTTACCGGCAAATCTGATCCAGATATTACACCCTTTATCGAGGGTAACCTACCTTTCTTGTTGGGTATAATTTGATGAAATCTAAAGAGATCCATGCCAAGAGTCGATATGAATGGTTTTTCAACCTTTCTTGAGAAATAGTTGTTGCATTTATCACATACAATCCCTGCTGGAAGTATATTTTTTGTATTCCAGAGACTTTCTGGAATTATATGCTCAACACTTTTTGATGATGTTGATTCCATTTTACAGAAAATACATTTCATGCACCTAGCCCATTAACAAAAAACTTGCCTTGAGAACTATATTTATATCACTGATAGTTTTTAAACACTAACACCATGTGTAATTCTTCGCTAATAAAATTATAAGCCTATAGATTTTCAGACTGTTATAAGCAGCCTGGATATGTGGAATATATGCTGTTTGAAGTTTGGACTGCCCCCACAACCGCAGACATTTCTTATCCTCACGACAAGGCCTGTTCAAAAACCTCCGGACTGATGCCGCCGAGATGACTGTGCCGCCGATTTTGCTTCGCCGCGTCATATTTTAGTGCGCCCTTGAGCACCGTCACGACCTCAACGTCATTCCAACCGATAACCCCGCTATCAACCAGATTTAACACCGCAGCGGCATGCTCAGACGGTGTGGGGGTCATAACCGGAATGTCACTGCCGGTGAGCTTTCCACAGTTATTGACAGGACTCCGAGGCGCGGCGATGCCGCTTTTTAAAGTCAAAGGCTCAACGGCCAAAAGCTTTGGAACAATGCGCCATTCCGATGATCGGGTAACGTGGACATGACGCGCGCCGAGATGTGGCGCGTAAATTCCTACCACCCGCTCAATATCTTCCTCATATGCGTTAACCTCATCAGTCACGTTGCGGGCTACACGCACAGTCTGGCTATCTCGCGGGATATTTGCCCCACCCTGTGCGGCGATATATAAATCAAAATCACCACTATCCGCAGCGGCGCGAGCCGCTTCTACACGCTCATCAAATTCATCAGCAACGCTAACGCCGCGAGGTAATTTTCTCAGTTCGCGATAAGCGCCCATTGTCGGCAGGCCAATCGGTTTAAATTGAGGAATACGCCATGTAGACGCCCAGGCTGTTACAGCGGCAGCCGTATCTTTTAACGGCTTGCCAGTATCATGATCGAACTCGGCATCAAGCGCATAACCATCGATATTTTTAGCAATGTATTTCGCGATATAGCCCGCTGCGCCGCCTTTGTTCAGGTGTTTAGCCTGAAAGCGGTTACGAGCTGCACCACGCTCGTCGCCATCCTCTTTGAGGGCATAACGACGCATAATTTCGGTGATTTCTTTGCGCTGCTGGCGATCGCAAAACAGCATCATGTGCCAGTGTGGCGTCCCATCGTGGTGTGGTTCGACGACACGCATGCCGTAAACCTGCAAATCGTTATCTTTGAAAGCGGTACGCATCAGGCTCCAGATACGGCAAAGATAACGCTGCGCATCCTTCGGGGTGTAAGCCTCATCATTCCAGCCGTGATTAAGCTGCACAGTCTTATCTTTACCCTTGCCGACCTGACGCGTCGGATGATATTTCGACGGCGCAGTCAGAGTGATAAACATCCCGACATCACCCTCGGCGGCGGCGTAACGCTCAATTCCGGCGATAGTATTCATTAGCTCCATACGTCGTATCTCAGGGTTAGAAATACTCCCCATGACTTTGCTAATGAGATCGATACGCTCGCCCGTCACCTTATTTTCCAGATCACAGGATTTGAGGTATTCAAGGTTAGCTAGGCGGCGTGTATGTACATCGCGGATTGCGTTTTTGCTGGCATAAGGCGAGCGATCTTTATTAACCTCACCGACAGCAATTAAAAGAGCTTCATGCCAGCGCATACGCTGTGCTTTGAGCTGGTTAATCCACCAGTCATCGTTAATCAGTCGAGCCACAGCGGAAAAAGCCTGGCGGATCGTCATCTGACCTTTGCGGTACTTCTTCCAGAAAAGCGGGGAGATATTGAAAGCACGAGCAGCCCCAGCAACATGACCATAAAGATGCGCCTGCGCCTCATCGGTAAAAAGCGATTCTTTACCACCGTGCGCCTCTGCCCATGCATCGCTTAACTCTTCGTACATAACAAAAAACTGCGAGGCGATACGCGCCGCGAATTTTTTCAGTTCCTTATCGTTCATTCCCGGCAAGCGCGCATAAGTTTCGCTTTCCGCCAGAAATAGTAACGACGCCTGAGTGTTCATTTCGTTGCGCTGGTTTACTCGCTCGATGCGCGGCCATAAACGGCGTAAAAACGTCGACTTGAGAAAATAGAATCCATGAACCGGGCTTTTGTTGCGCCTGATGTACTCATAACGCGATGTGAAGAGAGAGCTTAAAAAGTAAGGCAGACGGTCAATCTTGGACAAAACGCCTTGCACCTGACGCAGCTCGTCACGTGTAAGGGGTCTATCGCGCCCAATAGCATCACGCGGCGCGTTCCATGAGTAAGCACCGGAAAATTCTTTACCGGTGCCTTTTGCAAATGGTGGCGGCGGTGTAGGGGCGTAACGCCCCCGAGCTTCAACACCCATTTGAGCCAAAAGCCGTTAAGCATTGCTGACCGAGCCGCTCAACCTGCGTACTTAGTACCTCAAACGAGCTGGCGTCACCTGTTAAGAGATCGTGATGCACCAAGCCGGAAACGAGCTGGTTTAATTTGGGGTAATAGCCGACAACATCGAGCCATTCCTTACCGGCATTCTTACCTGTTTCAGCGGTCTTTTTTTCCTGCAAAATAAATTGAAAGCGATCACTGGTGACGACATAACGTTCGCCAATCTCGATACGAATGCTCATGCGCGCCCCCGATAGTGTTTTGCTTTCGCCTCATGCACTGACTGACAGTAAACACAGCGAGTAGCAGATGGATAAACTGCACGCCGGTCAGCAGGAATCGGAGCGTCACATTCTTCACAAACCAACGCAGCAGCGCCGCAGGGTTGTACCCGCGCGGCGTTGACCTGGCGAGCCAGTGACTCGTACTGCCGTTCTTGAATGTGATCCATATAATCTGGCATTTATTTAGCTCCTCTCTCTGTTCAGTTTTTTAAACTCACTGGCGCAATAACCAGTTAGCTCGATGGTTAATTTCGATAATTCATCAACGGTGGTGATTTGCTTATGAAAAACGGCGCGTTTCACAAGCAAACTGACCACATCCGTCAGGAGGTTTAATTCACTCGAATAAATAGCGATAATTGACTCTGTTATCGCTCCGGTTTTTTTATCGCGCTTAAGGTCGGCAAGCGATAATTCACCGCTTTTCATAACCGCAATCTTTAGCCAGTTATTAAGTAATACGGAGTTCATCAGAGACATTAATGAGACTCTCCGCGAGAAAGGCCAATATTATGGAACTTGATGGATTCCTGACTGAGTAACTCAACAATCTCAACGCGCGATAACTCAGCGCCAGCTATATGACGGATCAAGCCGTCAAGGTGAGAGGAAAAGCGCGTAGCCGCATCGGCCTGTGCTTCGGCTCTGGCCTGCTGCAACATTGATGAAAATTTACCGCACTGCTTTCCTGTTACTGTATGCATGACTTTCTCCAGACAAAAAGAAGCCCCGCACAATTAAGTGCGTTAAAATTTACCGTTAATTATTTAATGCAGATATTGCTCGGGTTTTACCGAGGTTAAAATTGTTGGCGCATATTCAAATAAATTAAATAGCTCACGCAACGCACGAAATAAGGCATCACGCCAATAACAGGAGTCTTCATTAATACGCCAGTAAGGCTGATTAAATTCTTCCTCTGTTAATCCTGCATGCATAAACAATGTGCGACGCTGACTAATGGTTAATCGGCCAATATATTTAACCAGGCTAATCCCAACCTGACGGAATTTTGAAAATGCAGAGCGTAATTCATCAATAGCAGTTATCAGACGCTCACGATCAACATCGTTCATTTCTTCAAAACGCATCGTAGCGTGACGCTGTTTTAACTGAGCGTGGAAGCAGACAGTTAAGCGCTCACGCTCCATCATCTGATTATAAAAATCACAAGAATCCTGCCAGCGAGGCGCGGCCAGATATTTGCTGACCAGGCTGCGTAAACCGGCAGGCTGTGCGGACACGATACCGAGCGTCATTACAGGCATTTCCAGAACCTCCACGATTTAAGGAAAGCAAAAATAGCGCTTAAAGCGCCCGTTTTTTTAGTGCGAATGATGATGCCCTTTCGCCCTCTGCCGTGGGTGATAGTGAAATCTATCGCCCCTGAGCTTTCATTACGCAATAACTGAGCTATGCAACGTGGTTCGTTCATAATCAAAGCCCCATCCAAAGCAGCCACGCATCACGCTGTTCTACTGGCCTGTTGTAGAACGCCTCACGTACAGCGCGATTAAACTCCGGGATGAAAACCCACTTTTCACCGGCACGGGCATTCGGTTTATTCGGATCCCGAAGCTCAATAACCGGCAACTTGTTAGCTTTCACCATTTCAGCAACTGCCGTTTTAGGCTTGCCTAATAACTCCGCAAATTTCTCGGTATGTACCGCATCCAGCGGATACTGGATCACATAATCATTAGCTTCCATCTGTGCTACCCTCTCTTGATCCAACCCTCCCAAAACCGTTTAGAGCCGTTTTGGCGGTTGGTTTTTTACGCCCCGAAAGGTTTCCCTATGGATACCTTTCGGAGGGAATATAGTCTCCAAAGGGAAACCATGTCAATGACTATGGGACAAAAACTAAAAGCCATAAGAAAGGCTGAAGGTTTAACTCAGAAAAAATTCTGTGAAATTAGCGGAATAGCGCTCAGCACATTGAAGAACTACGAGGGGGAATACAAAACACCAGGCTTGCAGGTGCTGCTACAAGTAACAAACACACCTCAGTTTCAGAAATACACTTTATGGTTAATGACTGACAAAACTGCCCCGCAAGCTGGTCAAATAGCACCGGCTATCGCACACAATGGGCAAGAGTCAGCAACCTCGAACCCCTCAGAGAAACAGACTGGCTAACTATTTATAAACATTACATTTTCACTATCTGTTTTCAGGACAGTGAAAATTGCGCCGGAGGGCTTTCTTATGGCAATTAAGAAGCTCGATGATGGTCGCTATGAAGTGGACATTAGACCGCGCGGGCGCGAAGGACGTCGCATTCGCCGGAAGTTTGAAAGAAAAGCTGAAGCTATCGCATTTGAGCGCTACACGCTTGCGAACGCCTCACAAAAGGAATGGGCAACCCAACGGACTGACAGACGCACTCTAACCGAGTTGTTAGAGGCATGGTGGCAATACCACGGGCAGAACCACGAACACGGAAAAAAAGAGCGAGGGCATTTGCTCAAAACTATCGATGGGCTGGGAGATCTGCCTGTCAGCAGGTTAAGCAAGAAATGCCTGATGGATTACCGCTCATTGCGTTTACGGGAAGGTATTAGCGCAGCAACGATAAATCGTGACATGTACCGTCTGTCGGGCATGTTTACTAAGCTGATCCAGTTAGAGGAATTTGCCGGGCAACACCCCATTCATGGTTTGCCTCCACTGGCAGAAGCTAACCCGGAAATGACGTTTCTGGACAAGTCAGAAATTGAAAGGCTGTTAGGAGTATTGACCGGAGATGCTTTGCTCGTTGCTCTCCTCTGCCTTAGCACTGGCGGAAGATGGACAGAGGTAGCCACTCTAAAACCGGCACAGATAGCCAGTTGCAGGGTTACCTTTTTGAAAACTAAAAACGGCAAAAAGCGAACCGTGCCTATCTCAGCACAGCTTGAAAAGAAAGTGAAAGAGGAAGCCAGCGGGAAGCTGTTCAAAGTTGATTATGAAAAATTTTGCGGGGTCTTACGCAACGTGAAACCTGACATTCCACCCAATCAGGCAACACATATTCTGCGTCACACTTTCGCAAGCCATTTCATGATGAACGGGGGAAATATTATTGCCCTGCAACAGATTCTCGGGCATGCAAGCATTCAGCAGACAATGGCCTATGCGCACCTTGCTCCTGACTACCTGCAAAATGCTGTCGCATTGAACCCTCTTAACGGAGGAGTGACGGTATAA